GTTAACGTGGACTAGCGCTGCCATTACGGGGCTTGTTGATACAGCCATAAATTTTCACAGCAAAGTCTACCCGTGGCCCAGTGGCGGTACAAATGGCGCTATTGTGTTTGACTACCGTAGTGGCGGTATTGGTGCATTAACCAGCACTAACGGCGGCGCAAGTTGGACAGATATTGGGGTTGTTGTTGCTGCTGGCGCATTTGCGTCACTTTCTGAAATGTCAGTGGCTCAGATTGGTTCTGAAAACAAGTGGGTTATGGTAATTCGCACATCATCACTTGGTAATTTTGCAGTAAGCACCTCTGTAAATTTGACTACGTGGACAACAGCGGTAGACAGTGGTGTTTTGCTAAAAGGCAATCCTCCTGAGCTGATGTACGCTGACGGCAAGCTGTTCATGGTTTCTTTTTCTCGCCGCAACCAGTCAATACTTACAGGTTATGAAAATGCATTGTTGATTGCTGAAGGCAACGCAAGCCTTGTTTTCTCGTCTGGTGGTACATCTGGCTGGTCTGGGTGGAAAGTAGTTTCCCAGCTTGGGTTCTGGCCTACTGGTTACATTAGCACGGCATCAGTTCGGGGCCGTTGGTATGCTTTGATGACTGCAAGCGAAGAAACTGCGGGCAGTTCTACTGGACGCACCGCGTATCTTGCAATGCTGTCTACTGATTTGGTGGACGTTGCAGACACCCGCACAATTTTGGAGGCTGTACCGCAGCACAATCTGATCTCCAACGGCGTGCTGGAATATTGGCCTAACGGCACATCGTTTACGACAGCATCAGCCAGGACTCTTATTCTGCCCGATTTCACATTTGCCCGTGGCGCATTTGATTCTGGTTTTACAGTTTCTCAAATCGCCGGTGATACGCAAAAATACGCAATGCGTATTCGCCGCGATGATGGCAATACACTAACCACGCAATTAGGGTTGACCCACACGTTAACCCAGTTGGATAGTTCAAAATTTATCATTGGGAATGAATATTTAGGCATTCAGTTCCGTTGCCGTAAAGGTTCTGGATTTTCAGCAGCCAATGGATTTTTGACCGTTCAGGTTCGGTATACGGACACGGCTGGCGAACAGCAAGTCACAAGCGCCGCGGGTACTTTTGCCACTACGGATGAGCCAGTTCAATCAGCAAGCACGGGCATCACGCCAACTGAAAATTGGGAAAATTATTTCTTGCCAATTGGCCCAGTTCCGGATGCGGCTACTCAGTTGCTAATTCGTTGGACATGGACGCCTATTGGAACTGCCAGCAATGATTACATTGATCTTGAGCAGATCACATTGTTTGTTGGCAAGCAACGCAGCCCAGTAGTGAAACGAACCTACACTGAAGCCGTGAATGACTCACTACCTTTTTTCTGGAAAGGCACTGTCAGAAGCGAAAACGGTTCTCGTTGGATTTCTTTTCCAACAGTAATGCACCGGATACCGGCAGTAACTGTATCTGTTGGCACTGCGGCCAACATTTCCACTCTTGGTTTTGAACTTAGTCATAGCAGCGCTGCCGACGTTACTGTCACGGCCCAGGCTTGGCTATAAGGGAGACAACATGGACAACTGCGAAATTATTGAAATTAACGGGAACGTCCTTGTGTGCGTTTGTTTAATTACTAGCGCAATTTTTAAGGTGGCACTCAATGGCTGATCGTTACTGGGTTGGTGGCGCCGCAAGCTGGGATGCGACGGCATTACTTAAATGGTCAACTACTTCTGGCGGTGTTGGCGGCGCAGCCGTTCCAACTGCCGTCGATGATGTTTATTTCAACGCGGCATCTGGCGCTGTAACAGTAACGGTTGCAGCCGCAGCTACTTGTAAAAATTTAACATTTACTGGTTTTACAGGGACTTTTGCTGGTTCGTCAGCTTTGACTATTTCAGGAAGTCTGACGCTTGTCTCAGCCATGACCCGCACGTTTACAGGGGTGGTCACATTTGATGGAACTTCAGCCAACACCATCACTAGCAACACCAAGGATTTAAACAGCAACGTCACGTTTAACGGCGTAAGTGGCTCTTGGCAGCTCGCAGATAATTTTGTGACTGGCTCAACCCGCACGGTTACATTGACAAACGGAACGCTGGACATTAACGGAAAGACACTTACTGGTGGCGCGTTTTCGTCTAGTAATTCAAACACTCGTACAGTTGCATTTGGTACGGGCGGCAAGTTTATAGCGACCCGTGACAACATTGCAATTTGGAATACCAGCACATCTACGGGTCTAACAGTGACTGGCGATGCTCTCGTTGAGGCTACGTACTCAGGGGCTGTAGGGACTCGCAGTTTTAATGGCGGCGCGACATCAGAAACAAATTCCGTATCATTAAGCGTAAGCGCCGGGACTGATTCTTTCACGGCTCAAAATAATATTCGCAATTTAAATTTGACTGGATTTGCTGGAACATTGACAAATTCGACCCGTAGCGTTTTTGGTAATCTTACGGTTTCTAGTGGCGTGACATTGACGGCAGGCGCTCTTGTGACAACATTTGCTGCGACATCTTCAAAAACAATTACAACCAACGGTAAAACACTTGATTTTCCATTGACGTTTAATGGTATTGGCGGCACGTTTGCTTTCCAAGATGCGCTAACGCAAGGCTCAACGCGCGCGTTTACTATTACAGAAGGAACAGTGCAACTCAAGTCAGGTGCGACCAGCACGGCGGGGTCATTTGTTGCAAACAGTACAAGCGTTAAATATCTTCAATCAACAACGCCAGGATCGCAAGCTACAATTTCGCAAGCCAGCGGCACAGTGACCGTATCTGACTTAACCATTCAAGACTCAAACGCCGCAGGCGGCGCGTCTTGGAACGCCTATGCTGATTTTGGCAATGAGGACGCAGGCAATAACGACGGGTGGAATTTTGGTTTATCCCCACCTTTTGCTGCGTATGAGCCACCTATCATTATTAGGTCGTTTACCCAACCTAGGAGATTCTAACATGACCATGAACCTCAAAGCCGTAACGACCTGTTTTGGCTATCAACAGATCACCGATCTGAGCGCGTCTGTCGGACTTACCGTTCCGCCGCGCACTCCCGACGGCCTGAACGGCAAACCTGTGCTGGCGCTCATTATCGCCGAAGGAGCGCCTATTCGGTGGCGCGATGACGGCACTGCGCCTACGACCACTGTGGGAATGCCCATCGCGGTGGGGGTGCCGTTTCAATACGACGGCGATCTGACCAAAGTGCGCTTTATCCAACAGTCGGCCAGCGCCATTTTGAACATCAGCTATTACTCATGATCCACGCTGTTGTCGCCCTGCTGTTTCAGTTTGCGTTAGGGCTAACCTTTGGGCTTTGGTGGCTCGGGGCTTGCGCCGCGGCTGGGTTTTTTATGGGGCGGGAACACGCGCAAGCGGAATATCGAGTAATAGCGGCTTATTACGGCGGCAAACGCGCCAACATGCCTTGGTATGGAGGGTTTGAGCCAAAAGCTTGGTCTTCTAAGGGTTTGTTGGATTGGCTTTTGCCTGCCGGCGCAACACTTGTTGTTGCAATTTGTTTGACATAACGCTTTGCAAGCGTTTAGTCTTAGGAACCCGTACTGGTGCGGTTCGCCAGGGATCATAAGGATCAAAAATGTCTGAAGCAGTACAAGACTTAGCGGAACTACCCGCGCCGGAACAGGCCGCTACGGCGGCGCCTGTAACCGATGCCTCATTGCCGGAAGAACAGACGACAGAAGCGCCTAAGTCCTTCACCCAAGAAGAATTGGACGCGATTGTCGGCAAACGCCTTGCCCGTGAACAACGGAAATGGGAGCGTGAGCAAGCCCAAAGGCAGGCTGAATTGGAAGCGCGTCGGGCGATGCCCGTCAACCCTCCAGCGCCTGATGATTTCAACAACGCTGCTGAATACGCGGAGGCTTTGGCTGAGCGGAAAGCGCAAGAGTTGGTTCGTCAGCGCGAAGCAGCCCAGCAACAGGCTAAATTGCTGGAAACATACCACGAGAAAGAGGAAACCGCCCGCGGTAAATACGACGACTTTGAACAGGTCGCGTACAACCCGAGCCTTCCTGTGACCGATGTTATGGCCCAGACAATTCAGGCTTCTGACGTTGGCCCCGACATCATCTATTGGTTAGGGTCCAATCCGAAAGAGTCTGCGCGTATCGCCAACCTTCCACCAATTTTGCAGGCCAAGGAAATCGGCAAAATCGAAGCCAAGATGGCTTCTGATCCGCCGCTGAAAAGAACCTCAACCGCGCCCGCCCCTATTGCTCCGGTGACTGCGCGTTCAGCTTCCTCCCCTGCCTATGACACGACAGACCCTAGGTCTGTTAAATCCATGTCAACGTCAGAATGGATTGAAGCGGAGCGTATGCGCCAGATCAAGAAGTGGGAGGCTTCCCGCAACCGCTAAGTATAAGGATCAGCCACCGTGGCTAATTCACTTCTTACCATTGACATGATCACCCGGAAGGCTCTCGAAATCCTCGAGAACAACCTTGTGATCACCCGCACCGTGAACCGCCAGTACGACGACAGCTTTGCCGTCGAAGGCGCGAAGATCGGCTCCACCCTCCGCATCCGTCTGCCAGACCGCGCTCTGGTGACCGACGGCGCCGCGCTGCAAGTGCAGGACGACAACGAACAGTTCACCACGCTGACGGTTTCCAGCCAGAAGCACATCGGTGTGAACTTTACGTCTGCCGAACTGACCATGCAGTTGGACGACTTCGCCGAGCGCGTTCTCAAGCCGCGTATTTCGCAGCTTGCGTCCAGCATCGACGCTGACGTGGCCAACTCTTACAAGTCGATCTTCCAGTCTGTCGGCACCCCCGGCACGACCCCGGCGACCTCTCTGGTGCTGCTCCAGGCCCAGCAGAAGCTGAACGAGTCTGCTGCCGTCATGTCCCCGCGCTACGCGACGGTCAATCCGGCCGCCAACGCGGGTCTTGTGGAAGGCTTGAAGGGCCTCTTCAACCCGGTCAACACGATCTCCCGCCAGTTCAAAAACGGCCTGATGGGTGAAGGTGTGCTGGGTCTTGAAGAGATCAACATGTCTCAATCCATCAAGCAGCACACGACCGGCAGCCGCACCGGCGCGCACACGGTGACCACCACTGTGTCCACGCAGGGCCAGGCGACGATCAACATCACCGGCACCGGCTCTCAGACGATTGCCGCCGGCGACGTGTTCACCATCGCCAGCGTGTTCGCGGTCAACCCGCAGACCCGTGAGTCCACCGGCTCGCTTCAGCAGTTTGTCGTGACCGAAGCCAACACGGCTTCCGGTGGCGCCTACACCTCGGTGAAGATCAGCCCGGCGATTTACACCTCCAGCAACGCGCTGGCGACTGTAGACAGTTTCCCGCAGTCCTCTGCCGTTGTGACGTTCCTCGGCTCTGCTTCCACGCAGTACCCGCAGAACCTCGTGTACCACAAGGACGCGATTTCCTTCGCCACCGCCGACCTTCTGCTGCCGCAGGGCGTCGACATGGCCTCCCGTCAGGTCCACAACGGCATCTCCATGCGTGTTGTGCGCCAGTACGACATCAACAACGACCGCCTGCCGTGCCGTATTGACGTGCTGTACGGTTTCAGCGCCATCCGCCCGCCAATGGCCGTGCGGCTCTGGGGCTAACAGGTAGAGATAGGAGAACACGATCATGGCACTTCCTTCTGTCGGTGGCGGCTATCAGATTGGTGATGGCAACCTCAACGAACCGGAAATCGTCACTGTTCCCGTACCGGCGACGGCTACGGACAGCGCGACGCTGACATCCGCGCAGCTTACTAACGGCATCATCATCGGTACGCCGACGACGACCGCCGCTTACACGCTGCCGCTGGCGTCTGATCTGGACGCCTACCTGAACAACTCCAAAGTGGGTTCGTCCTTTGACTTCCGCGTCATCAACACGACGACCGCGGGCGTCATCACGATGACCACCAACACTGGCTGGACAATCGGCTCCAGCGGTTCGCAGGGTCTTATGACCATTGCGGCCACCGCTGGCACCGTGCGGGCCTTCCGCGCACGTCGTCTGGGGGATTCTTCCTGGGCGTTGTACGCGATTTCGTAAGCAACACGGCCCCTGCTTTGGCAGGGGCCAACCGCTAAAGGAGGTTTTCTATGCCGAATACCAAACCAGTCGGTGTTGCTTTTGCTGATCCTGAACTCGTTTCTGGCACGACTATTACGGGCGCAGCGATTTCTGGCGGCACTATCTCCGGCGCTGATATTACGGGCGCGACCGTGGCCGTTACCTCTTTGAATTTTGACGTCGCCAAGCCTGCTGCGGCCGGGTCCACCCGCGCCGACGCAACGGCCATGACGGCTTCGTTTAACTGGGTGACGGCTGCTGACGCAACCAAAGGTGTTATCCT